ACTAGTTAACTAATTATTTGCTGTAAATTCATATTATACAAAGAAGCTCTTTGATAAAAGAGTATGGGATAATCTTTCAGAAAATGAACGCCATGCTATTAAAGCGTATACCGGTCCGTTTTATTCAGATATTAATGGTCTACTTAGAATGCCGGATGGTTATAAAACAGAGTATGATGAAAAACAAATTCGGGGTCTTATAGATAGTTGCGAAAAAGCACTGTCAAAATCACAGTTGAAAGAAGACACAATTCTCCACCGTGGAATCGGCAGTACTACTACTTTATGTAAGTTGGTTGGCGGATCTCCGGATGACTTGAAAAACCCGGATTTTTTGTCTAGCAAAATCGGTTCGTTTATCACTGAAGATGGATTTTGCAGCACTGGCGGATCTACTGAAGATGCTTGGGCCGGAGTAAAAATGCATATTGTAGCACCTAAAGGTACCCGCGGAATGTATGTTGATCCTATATCTGCGATGAAGGGCGAGCACGAGTGTTTACTCCAACGAGGGACAACTTTTGAAATTTCTAAATTTTTAACCGACGCCGAGGGAAATGTGACAGACGTTATGGTTAAAGTTGTTGATCAGTTGCAAGGACTATAATTCAGAAAGAGGTAATGATGGATCCTAAGAATTATAAATACAATAAAGAAGAATTCGGAGGTCGCCCAACAAATTTTCCGAATGCTTTATGTCATCGATGCCTTTATAAACAGCCAGACTTTGTAAGTGGAAAGACCGTTGTAAATGGCGCAGAAAAATCGAAATGCCAAAAGTTCGAGCATAAAGATTTTAACATCCTTAAGGGCGGTGTTTGTCCGCAATTTAAATCCAAATAAATGTTGTTTATCGGAGCTTGAAAATCAAAATGGGATTTGTAGACAGGCTGAAGCATGCTTGGAACGCCTTTACAGATGGAGCTTCGCAGCAACGATTCGAAGACTACGGAAATAGCTTTTTCTATCAACCTAGTCATAGAAGACTTAGTCCGGGAAATGAAAAGTCTATTGTAAACGCCGTTCTTAACAGGCTCGCGCTTGATGCCGCGTCAATTGAAATTGAGCATTGCCGAGTTGATGAGAACGGTCGTTTTATTGAAAAGATTAACTCCGGACTAAGTTACTGTTTAAACGACGAAGCAAATATTGATCAATCCGGACGGTCGTTTCTATTAGACGTATATTTATCCCTTCTTGATGAGGGTTGTATCGCAATTGTTCCGATAGAAACGACTTTAAATCCGAAAGTAGGGTCGTTCGATGTAAAAAATGTTCGAACGGCTAAGATCATTCAGTGGTATCCGCAGCATGTAAAAGTGCATGTTTATAACGAAAAAACAGGAAATTACGAAGACATTGTCATGCCAAAAAAGAGCGTGGCAATTATCGAAAATCCGTTTTACACCGTTATGAATGAGCAAAGCTCGACACTTAAAAGACTGATCAGAAAACTTAATATTCTTGATCTTGTGGACGAGCAGTTAGGAGCTGGAAAACTGGATTTAATTATTCAGCTTCCATATATTATTAAAACTCCTGCACGAAGAGCGCAGGCAGAAGAAAGACGAGCCGATATCGAGAGACAGCTATCTGGATCAAAATACGGCATCGCGTACACAGATGGAACAGAGCATATTACACAGCTTAACAGGCCTGTGGAGAATAACCTCATGGCTCAGATCGAATACTTAACGAGCATGCTATACAGCCAGTTGGGAATTACGAAAGAGATCATGGACGGTACTGCTTCCGAGGCGGTTATGAATAATTATTATGCTCGCACCATCGAACCAATTGTTAGCACTGTTGTTGATGAGAGTAAACGAAAATTTCTTAGCAAGACGGCGCGAACTCAGGGCCAATCGATCCTGTTTTTCAGGAATCCTTTGAAGTTTATGCCCACCAGTTCGGTTGCTAGTATTGCTGAGTCGCTCACCAGAAATGAGATCCTTACGCCTAACGAGATTAGACAGATTATCGGATTCAAACCTTCTAGCGACCCGTCATCGGATGAGCTGCGGAATCGAAACAACGCCAGTGCCAAACCGAAAGAGCCTTTAGAGAATGAGACTCCTTTGGAAAAAGAGGGAGAATTCGAGGAGGAAAATCAAAATGGCAGTTAAAAACTACGATTTCTCCGGATGGGCAACTAAAAACGACATTCGATGTTCTGACGGGAGAACAATTAGGCGAGACGCCTTTAAAGAATGCGATGGAAAAATTGTCCCTCTAGTGTGGAATCACCAGCATAACGAAGTATACAACGTTCTTGGCCACGGTTTACTAGAGAACCGACCGGAAGGCGTTTATGTCTACGGTAGTTTCAACGACACAGAATCTGGTCAGGCAGCAAAGCAGCTTGTCGAGCACGGGGATGTTGTCGCACTTTCGATTTATGCAAATCAGCTTAAGCAGAATGGCGGAGATGTTCTCCATGGAGCTATTCGAGAAGTATCGCTTGTTCTTGCAGGAGCAAATCGTGGAGCATTTATTGACTCTGTTGTCGCTCACGGAGAAGACAGCGAAGAAGCAATTGAAATGTCTAGCGGTGAAGGAATCGAACTTTACCACGCAGAGGCAGATAATGAAGAATCTCAAAAATCTGATGAACCAGAAGAAAAAGGAGAAGAAAAGATGGCAAAAGAGCGTACTGTTCAGGACGTCGTTGACTCTATGAATGAAGAGCAGAAGAAGGTACTGTATTTCCTTGTTGGTGAAGCGGCTAAGGGCGCAGGCAAGGATGCAGATGACGAAGATGATGGAGAAGAAGATATGAAACACAATCTGTTTGATGGAAATGACTACAGCAACGATGATGTGCTTAGCCATTCCGATATGACTGCTATTTTCGAGAACGCAAAGCGTATGGGAAGCCTTAAGGCTGCGTTCGAAGACTACACTGACGGCGGAGAGCTTATGCATGGAACTGAGGTCGAGTCTTCTAAGAATTACGAAGGAACCTACGGCATCAAGGGCGTAGATTGGCTGTTCCCGGATGCACGTACTCTTAATACTCCCCCGGAACTGATTAAACGTGACCAGGAGTGGGTCAGCGAAGTTATGAACGGCGCTAAGCACACTCCGTTCTCTCGTTTCAAGTCCATGTTTGCTAACATCACTGCGGATGAGGCTCGTGCAAAGGGTTATGTAAAGGGTAAGAAGAAGGTCGAAGAGGTTATTTATCTGCTTCGTCGTTCCACTGACCCGCAGACCATTTACAAGAAGCAGAAGATGGACCGCGACGATGTTATTGATATTACCGATTTCGACGTTGTTTCTTGGCTGAAGGGCGAGATGCGTCTCATGCTGAATGAGGAAATTGCTCGTGCAGCTCTTATTGGAGATGGCCGTAATGTTTCTTCTGACGATAAGATTTCTGAAGAGCATGTTAGACCTATTGTTAGCGATGACGACCTGTTCACCATTAAGGTTGGCGTGACCCCGACTGCCGGAGCTGAAGATCCGGATGCGGATGTTGCCAAGCAGACTATCAAGGCTGCTATCAAGGCTCGTGTTGGCTATAAGGGAACTGGCAACCCTGTATTCTTTACTACGGAAGAAGTGCTTACCAACATGCTGCTTCTTGAGGACGGTTTCGGCCATGCTCTTTACAAGACCGAGCAGGAACTTGCCACCAAGCTTCGTGTTCGCAAGATTGTGACCGTTCCGGTTATGGAAGGCGCTAAGTTCAACTATGGCACTGGTGCAGATGCAATCACTAATAAGCCTCTTATCGGTATTATTGTTAACATGGCAGACTATACCTTTGGTGCCGATAAGGGTGGTGCAGTCAGCATGTTCGACGACTTCGATATCGATTACAACCAGCAGAAGTATCTGATTGAAACTCGTTGCTCTGGCGCGCTGACGAAGCCTTACTCTGCCATCACGCTGTATCTGAACGAATAATTCAAAATGGAGTAATTAATGGCTAAGTTTTATGGCAAAGTGGGATACTCAACTGTTGTTGAGACTGCTCCAGATGTGTTTAGGGATACCGTCGTAGAGCGTACTTATTACGGGGATGTGACCAGGAATAGCTTTAGACCGCAAGCGGATCAAAACAGCACAGTTGACGACGTTACAATTTCTAATCAAATTAGTATTGTTGCGGACCCCTTTGCCATAGCTCATTTTGGCTCTATTAAGTACGTTTCTTGGATGGAACAGAAATGGAAAGTGACTAGTATTGAAGTTGCTTATCCTCGGCTGATACTTCAGATAGGAGGCGTTTGGCATGGCACAGAGTGATCGTGTTAACTTGGGTGCTTATCTAAGAGAGCAGACGGGGATCGAGCATACTTACTTTAATCCTGGTCCTTCCACGCAACTTGTATACCCGTGCATAGTATATTCTCGTCAAAACGTTGACCATAGATATGCTGACAA